CTCATCTGTATTTATTCTATGAACGTCTACTATCTGCTCACCTGTACTATCGTCTATGTAGTACTCGTAGTTACCTATGGTTAGGTACACTACCTTGTCGTTTCTTATATCTATTTTCATTTGATTAGGTTTTTAATTGTGTTTACATCTGTTGTTCCGTACTTCTGCTTGATGTACTCCAGGTACCTCTTACACTCGGTTATTTTTTCTAGCTCGTTCATAATTTCCATAGGTCGTGTTCTTCTACAATATTACACTCAAGCATGTCTACTATTTCTCTTAGTGCTTGTTCTTTACCCTTCCAGAAGTTACAACTCATCGGGTCTGACTTCTTTACTTCTTCTGCATTTTTTTTGTATGACTCCATGTCGTACTTAATTCTCTGTAATACATTAATGTTTATTGCTCTCATAATTTCTATTTGTTTAGGTTGTGCCATTTAATAAATTCTACTACTGCGTTATATATTTCTTTTATATTGAATTGTAGTACTGCATTGTGGACTCTCTTAATCTTATCATCTACCCACTCTCCATCCTTACCTTTTACTAGACCATTTACAATACCTTTATCGTTATGCTCATACTCTACAAATGAGTTATTTATCTTCTCCACTACTGGCATTAACCAATCCCAAGAGGAATGAAATTTAAAATTAGGTATCTCTCCATTATCTACCTCTAAATTAGATAAATGTAAGTTAGGAGGTATTGTCGTTGGGGATAGAATATCCCATCCCATAAATTCTGCTATTAGTTTATTGTTTTCTTGTGTGTTCATCTTTATAATTTTTTAAGGTTAATAAATCTTCCGTTGAATATGATGCTTATGTCAGACATCTTAATCTCTCTGCCCTCGTCATCCGAAAGCATTTCAAGTAGGTTATCCTTCATCTCTTGCTTTGTCATTGAGTGTGACATCATGTTGTTGCCATTGCTCATATCGAATTCGTAGTGCCATCCGTTTGGATAAGCCTCTATGTTGATAGTTAATTTTTTCATTCGTGTAAATTTATTTCGTTAAACGTAATCTCAATATTTTTAGGTGTCTTTTGCTCATTCCCATCCTGGTCTGTGCCTATTACAAGCGTGAACTGATAGTTACCCTTGGTGTCGTGTATATCTTTCTCGACACAGTCGCTTAATACTATAATCTCCTTGGTGTAAATTGTTTCAAAAATTCTCATAATGTGTGGTTTTAATTGGTTTATATTCTTGTACGTTAGTTAGTTACTTAGGGTTACAACTTTTTTTATCCTAGTCTTTTTTTATCTCTTTCTATTATATGGTTGTGACTCTTAATAAATTCTACTACTGCATGATAAAGGTTTGTTTTACTAAAATTATTAGTAAGAATATAGTCAATAGATTTATCATTGTACATTTTATCGGGGGCAAACCCAACATTCTTTATCTTCTCCACTACAGGCATCAACCAATCCCATGAGGTGTGGTATTCAACCGCTTCCATACATAAATCGCAACCACTTATAATACCCTCATCCACTTCTGTTTGTACTTCTTCCATAGCATCGACAATGGAATTACAAATATTTGTAGATGTAGGTAGTTCTTCGCCTAACTCATATTCAAAGGGTACGTTAATTCTTATGGTTTTACTGCCCATAAATTCTGCTATTAGTTTATTGTTTTCTTGTGTTGTCATTGTGTTTAGTTTTATTGGTTTATATTCTTGTACGTTAGTTAGTTACCTAGGGTTACAACTTTTTTTTATTGATAGAGTTTTTATCTCCACCTGTCTCCTCGTTGAATGGCTTATCTAATAACATCTTGCCCTCACACATTTGTTTAAGCGTTATGTTAGGGTAGTTTTTTAGTAGCCAATCCTTATCTGCTGACAGGTAATATTTTTTTTCTTTTTTCATTCTATATAAAGTATTTGTTTTTGTTTATATTTATATACCTTTTCTTCGCTAACATATCCTCAATTTCATCTATGTTCTCATAATATTTTTTTTCAGACATTATTAAAACCTTCTCGGTGTTTAAATATTCTCTTAACAACTTTCTCGCCTCTGTTAAAGTAGCTACATAATCCGTAGAGTACCCACTTCTTGCATCGAAAATGCAGTACTCCCCCGTAACCTCATTCTTATCTATCGAAATACTTCCCTCTCCAACCCGATAATAGTCTTTATACTCTTTGTAGCCTACCCCCTCTGCATCTTCTACTTTTGTAATTCTTCTTGGTGCATTTCTCTTTTCTCTTCTCTTAGCTTCGTCTAAGTCCATCTTATCAGACACTTTTTTTACTCTCTCTAACTCCTTTTGTTTAGCACTAATTAATTTTTTTAATTTTTCAACCCATTCTTTATCACCATCGTCAGATATGTAGGTTATTTTGCCAAACACTCCTAAAGTAAACTTTTCCGTTTCGCTCTCTAAATGTTTAGCAAATGATTTTAAATCTCTAACAGTTGCCGTATAAGGATAATCATTTATCTGTACGTGTGCTTCTTGTGTTGTCATTGTGATTTGTTTAGTTGGTTTATATTCTTGTACGTTAGTTAGTTACCTAGGGTTACAATTAATGCAATCTTTTTTCATCGTTCTCCATGTCCCCCAGAAAATCTTTGATGTCCTCAGTGTCCCTGTTCTCTTGCGTTATCTCATCACCTATTAATATATCTAGGTCGCCTATTAATACTTGTGCTTGTGATACCTGTTGCTCATGCTCAGAACCTATGTCTGAGTGTATGTCCTCTAGTAGCTCTAGTACGTGTTCTAATTTTTCTTTTAGTTCTTCCATAATTTCTATTTGTTTAGTTGATTAATAAATTTGTTTAGATGTTCTTCTATATTTAAAATATGTAGAACTAATGAGCCTTTATCAAGCCTATATAATTCTCTTATTTTTTGTTGAGTTTCCTGGTCATAACCTATAAGCAATCTATCTATGTTATTTGATTCTTCCATAATTCTTTTTTGTATTATTTCTTCTTTGTTGTTTGGTGTTTCCATAATTTCTATTTGTTTGTTGCGTTATTAAATAATTCTCTTGCCTTAATCAGAGCATAGCTTTTCTGTTGGTAGTGTGTGCCACATCTTTGACCTCTAGGTAATTCAATATCTAAAGCAAATATTTTAGATTCATCATACCTAAGGTTCTCTCTACCATCATAATATTTATCTCCCCTAAGTATAGCTTCTGCTATTCTCTCAATCTCTTGTAGTTCTGTCATAGTTTCTATTTTTTATTGTGTTTATATTTATATTGTTTAACGGAGTAGTTTTAAAAAAGTTACAATTAATCAAAGATAAAGTCTGTTAGTCCCTTAATTCCTACAAATAGTAGCTCCTTCTGTACCTCGCTAGGACACTTTATATGGTCATATCCTTGCACCTCATCGATTAAAATTAGTTCCTGGTTACTTCGTACCAGTCCTTCTTTTTTGTTGGTGTATACAAAGATTGCTTTGCCGTTAGATAGTTCGATTTCCTGTTTATTAAATTGTTTCATAGTTTTTATTTTATTTATTAGTTAATTTCATTATAGCGTACACATTTTTAGTTGCATACTGTTTCTGTTTTAGCTCTCTTTATTTAATTGATTGCAGCCACCTTGTTATTATCTCTGACTCCATAATCTCTTGAGCTACCCTCAAGGTCTCATCACGAGGGGAAGATAATGGGCGATTTTCTAAATCTGATATTATTTCACTAAATACTGCCTCATAATTCATTTTTAATTGTTCGTCAGATTGGGTTATTGCTACCTCTTCTATTCTCAGTTTTCTTGCTAGTTCCATTTTTATTTCCTCCTTTATTTAATTGATTAATTTCATTAGATGAGTGTGAACGATTTATGGTTAACTCAATTCGATTATACTCATTACTATTATGCTACTGAATGATATTAATACCATTACCCTGAATAATAATTCTTGTTGTTTTGTTTCTTCTTTCATGGTTATTGTTTTTATAGGTTTTGTTCTTGGTCAAAGATTTGTTCAAGTCTTTCTTGTAGACATTCTATCTTAAGGTCAATGTCCTTATCTCCTTTTGGAAATGAATCTCTGTATATAATCAAATCAAATAACATCTTGTTTAAAGTTTTAAGTTCAAAATGCTCTATAAATTGGCTGATTATTTCTTTTTTGTTTCTAGCTTTGAAGTCAATCATAATTATTGTTTTTAGTTTTTAATTTATTTTAAGTATTTTATTTTTAAATCTTCTGTTACTTCATAACTAAATTGTTCGTAAGGAATATTTAATTTTTTACATCTTAAAAGTTGAATGCTATATTTTTGAATAAACATCTCAACTTGATTAATATCAAAGTTAGAAGTTGTAAAACTATTGATAAAGATTCCGACATTATCCCAATCTTTATTTCCATATAAAATTACAGATAATTCATATAAGCTATTGTCTAGGTTTGTTTCTAGTATATACTTATCTGAGTTGTGAAAAATTGTAAATAAATTTTCTGAGTTTTTGTAAGTTGTCATAATTATTGTTTTTAGTTTAAATTTATTATAAATGATTGTAGTTGTTCCGTTCTATCTTCGTAGGTTTTAATTCCTAGGTCATTTGCCCCTAGTCTGAAAAAATATTGCTTAGATGTAATTAAGCTATTTTTCCATAGGTACTTTAAAAATTCAGGGTTGTTGTTTTGTTCTTTCATGTCTTTATATTTATATGGTTTAACGTAGATTAATTTATTTTGTTACATTTATTTTATTCTTATTTCTGTGTTGTATTTTAAATTTAAAATCCTAGACTTTAATATTTCATTTTGTTGCTCTAGGTCTTTAACTCTTGTTAATACTTCTTCTAATTTCTCTAAGTCAAAACCATAAATTTCTTTTTGAAATTTAATATTTCCTATTGTTAAATTTAATCTTTGACTAGTGGTTAAAAAATCTTTCATAATTTCTAGTTTTTAGTTTTGGTTTATAATTTTGTTTTTAGTTCCCATTGTTTATTTTTTATAGATTATTTAATATATCTTTTAACTGCATTTTTGAATTTCATATAATCTGTATATTTTTTTGACCTATTCCCTTTAGATAAATCTGACTCATCTTGTTTTCTAGGATATGTAAAACTTTCATACCATATTTCTCCTGTTGATAATGCTATTTTTCTAACAGATGTGTATTTGTTTAAATGTACACTTGTCCCAGTTTCGATTTCTTTTAATATGTTTTCTAATTTTTGTTCTGTGTTCATAATTTCTAGTTTTTAGTTTTGATTAAGACACCCACGATTCACATCGGTAGTGTTTCTGTATTTAACTTCATCAGTTAACCTTTTATAGTCTAGGTAAAAAATGTTCATCATTGTATTTTAATCCGTTGATGTCATGCAGTACATCAAAGTTTATATCTGTTACTTTCACTCTAGAAAAATAATCTGTTAATCTACTTCTATATTCTATCTGATTTACATTCAGTATATCTTCAATCGTTTGAAGTTGTATAGCTTTTTTTACTTGGTCGTTTATCTTAGTCATAATTATTGTTTTTAGTTTTGGTTTATTTTAATTTCTTGATTGCGTTATATACTTCATTAGATACCTTTATATATTTGCTACCTACTTTTACATATTTAACACCTTCGCATTCAAACTCAGCTGAGTTAAACATCTTTGCTAGATGTAATGCTACTTTGTAATGATTTACTTTTACTCCTTTTGCGTTTTCCATAATTATTGTTTTTTATTGGTTTATTAATTTAGTGAATGATTTTTTGATTATGCTTAAATCATGTTTTAATGCTTTCAATCCGTTATGACTGAAATAATCTCTGTCATTTGTATTGTATCTTTTTTCAAATCCGTACTTGTGACGATTTTCTTCTTCAAAGATGTAAACGAATTGATTTTTCACCTCAATAGCTTTGTTTAATTCAACATAGCTACAATGAGTGCTACCACCATAAGAGGAGGCGTAATCGTCACACTCTAATACCTGAGGTAATAGTGCATTTATTTCATCAATCCTTCTCTGAACTGATATTGGAAGTTTTTTAATCATCTTATTGTTTTTTATTGGTTAGGAGCTAAGGAAGGAATCGAACCTTCAACTCTAGGCGAAATAATAGATAATTCATCGTATATCTTATTCAATTTCTATAGTTAGAGTCCTGCCAAGTTTCTTAGCTCAGTTGTCTGTGATGTCCTCTGTAGCTCATATTCGCATTAGCTTGTAGCTACAGATTGGCAGAAGAGTGCTGACCACCCAATAGTTTTAAAAAGATTACTATCAAACTTTCTCCAAATGTCGTGTAAATATATTTATAAACCTAATTTCATGACGAATACTTTTTCTACAGATAGGAAAATATATGAATGTACTATTTTTGTCGATGAACCACTACTTGCCAACTCACCACATAAAATATTTAAGCCTAACTTGTTGATAGTTAGTTAGTTAGGGCGTTTTCTTGAGAGGTGAACTATAAATTGTCTAAACAAGCTACAGAGGGAGACTTGGGTTATCCTTTGTCTCTCAAAGTACTTTGTAATTCAAAGTGAATGCTTGCTGTTGTGCATAAATCAGCCACAATAATGACGATTAGAACACCATTTTAAACCCATTAGCCATGTGCGTCCAGATAAATGTTATGCTTACATACCTTTTCAGGTAGGCTTCAGGTAGGGAAATGTTACATTTGTTATGCGTGCATACTATATATGTTATGAGTGCATACTATCTGCTCAGTACATCAGAGGTGACACCAGATATAATGTTATGCTTACATACTATCTAGACCAACAGACACACCAGACCAACAGAGGTACACCAGCAGGAAACCTCCAACATCTACAGAGGAACGCCAGAGAATCTCAAAAAATCTGAAACATTCAGAGGTAATCGACACCCCCCATTGTGTTTTGAATCGGTTTTAGTTTAGGGGTACTGCTGCGTATATCATATAATAACCCTCAAGTTCCGTATATCTCACGTAAATTTTTCGTATCTTTAGGTATCAATTGTTATCCCCCTATCAGGCGAGGCGAGCAGCTTTGGTTAGAGCCCAATACTGAGAAGGGGGGATAGCTACTTTCGAATATAATTAGTATCTTTGTTGGAAACAACGAATTATGAAAGCGAAGAAGAACTTAATGTACGACAAGGATTATACTGTTAAAGACGGTAGATTAATAAACAATGCACCACCTACTCAGATGGGTATTACTAAGATGGCTAATAGAAAGAGGGCTGAGAAGAGGGCTGAGAAGGTTGGCATCATAGTGGAAGCTAATAACATCTCCAGGATGTTGGGTGATATGTAGAAACAGTTTGTGTGTTCCATAGTAAATGGGGATTTTGGTAGCGATATCGGGTCCCCATTTTTCATTCCACATATTCCAGATTGGTATTAAATAGGGTTAAAAGTTTTGTCACAGAAATGTCATTCTGGTGTTTTTGATGATTTTGCTAGTCGTTTTAAAACGCTTAAAAACGGAAAAATGGCTAAAATATTCCACTTGTGAGGCGATATTCCACATTGATTCCACTTATATTCCAGTTCTAAAGCTTTAAGTAACCTACTCTAACTACTTAATAATCAGTATAGTTACTATTTACGATTCCAGTTATGACGAATAATTTCCTCCTGTACATGGGGAAAAAAAATATAAAGACTTAAACTCTATAGAGTGTAGTTGGTGTGTTTTTTTAAAATGTGGAATGGATATTTTTTAGTTTTCTTTAGCACGGGGTTTAAAAAAGAATGTATATATTTGCTGATATAAATTAAATTCAAATTCAATGATAGTAAAACAAGTAAGCTTTGAGGATAAGGCACGCCAGGACCTTATTGATGGTATCAACACACTGGCTGACGCAGTGAAGAGCACACTAGGTGCTAGGGGCAAGACGGTCCTAATAGAGTCAGAGAATCATACACACGGTATTACAGTGACCAAGGATGGTGTGACGGTAGCTAAGAGTATTAACCTTATGCACCCCACGCAGAACCTTGCGGTTACGATGATGAAGGAGGCAGCGGAGAACACGGCTGTGTCAGCTGGCGATGGAACGACAACAGCAATAGTGATAACGCAGGCGATAGTGCTGGAGGCACAGAAGAGGATTAAGGACCACATGAACCTAACCGATATTATTCGTGCTATACAGAACAGCAGTAAGTACGTGGTAAAGGAACTACAGAAGGATTCAAAGAAGGTGAACGGCAAGCGGCTGTTGGATGTGGCTACCATATCATCCAATAACGACAAGGTGATAGGTAAGATTATCGCTGAGGCGTATGACGCAGTTGGCGACAACGGGGTAGTGACGGTAGAGAACGCAAGCGGAACAGAGACCTACTCTGAGATTATAGAGGGGATGAAGATAGACCGAGGGTATTCGAGTAAGTATTTCATAACAGACCAAAAGAAGGGGGAGTGTGTGCTCGACAACCCATACGTGCTAGTGGCAGACCAGGAAATAAACCACACCAGCAGCATTGAGCACATACTAGCACCCATCATACAGGAGGGGAAGCCCATACTAATTATAGGCACGCTATCACCAGCGGCACTGAACACGCTTAACCTAAACAAGGCAAAGGGTGTCATTAAGGTGTGCTCAATTATACCACCGCAGTTTGGGTACAAGAGCCATGACCTGATGAGTGACATAGCTATAGCAACAGGTGCTACCTACTACTCGGAGGATACGGGGGACAACCTAGAGACCATCCAGATGGCAGACCTAGGTAGGGCTAAGAAGGTTATCGTCAGCGGTGCAGGCACGGTGCTCATAAAGGACGACACCCAGGGTGTGCACGTTGAGAACAGGATTAGTGACCTGTGGGAGGAGTACAACACCAGCGACAATGTACACCAGCAGGAGTTCATCAAGGAGAGGATAGCCATTATGTCTGGCGGTGTAGCGGTGATACATGTAGGTGCAGGCTCGGATATTGAGCAGAAAGAGAAAAGAGACAGGGTTGACGATGCGGTGTGTGCCACAAGGGCAGCCATTGAGCAGGGAATCCTGCCAGGAGGAGGAATAGCACTCCTAAAAATTGCGGACGACCTCGCCCAGCGAGGTGATAACGAGAGTACTCGTGTGGGTAACTCAATACTATCCGAGGCTATTAAGTCTCCGTTTAGGCAGATAATCATAAACGCAGGTGCTAATCCAGATGAGATAGAGCCCAACCTAGACCCAGGGATTGGGTATGACGTAAAGGATGAGAGATACGGGGACATGATTAAGCTAGGCATCATCGACCCACTGAAGGTAACAAAGAACGCACTAGAGAACGCAGTGTCGGTGGCGACAACCATTATGTCCACTAACGCAATAATAACTAACGTAAGAGACTATGAAGGCAGTAGGTAAGTATTTAATAATAGAGAACATCACCGAGGAGCTAACCAGCAATAGCGGATTAATAATGACTGGTGAGGACATGGGGAACCTAAGATACCGCAAGAGTAAGGTGGTTAGTGCAGGCACGGAGGTAGACTGCGTAAAGGATGGCGATACCATCTACCACGACTCCCGTGCTGGTCACAAGGTAAAGCTTGATGATAAGGTGTATGGGGTGATTCTAGAGAGAGAGGTAGTGATAAAGATGTAATTTATTCATATCTTTGTATCAAATCAAGGATTATGAGTAAGATGGTTAATAGGAAACGGAAGTGCCCTAGAGGGCAAAAGTTCAGTAAGCGTAAAAACAGATGTGTAGAAAGGCTTGTCAGTAAGGCTGGCATAGACACACCTGATGCTTTAGCTGGTTTAGTTGGTGTTTTAGGTGGAGGATTAGGAGCTTACGCTAAAGTAAAGTCGGATGTTAAAAAGCAAGGACGATGAATTATAGAACATCACAACCATTACACCCAACCGAATTAGGGTGCCCCCCTAATTGTAATAGAAGCGTAAAAACTAAACGAAAAGCTCACAGCAAACAATTAAAAAAGTGCGGTAAAAAAACTTTGGGAAGTTGTAAGGTTGTAAATAGAAAAAGAAAACCAAAAAGAAGGTAAATTATGAGCCACAGAACATCACTACCACTACATCCTACGGAAGGGGATGGCAAGAAGAAGAGAAAGGTCGAGAGAGGCACCTATGGCTTCGGTATAGATGGTAAGGAGGTTGCGGTAGAGGGTAAGATGATTACCAGAAGGAGTGGTAAGAAGAGGTTTGTACCTAAGAGCCGTGCCAATAAAAAGATGTTTAGGGTAATAGACCGCAATAAAAGAAAAGGCATAAAGGGTTAGGCTATGGCACTAGGACGTACAGCAAAATATTACAGGGATAACCCAGAGGCTAGGAAGAAGAGGCTAGAGTACCAGAAGAAGTACAACAAGCGTAAGGACCAGGTAAAACGTAGGGTGTTTGACAACAAGAAGAACCGAGAGTTCGGAACCTACGGCAATTATGACGGCAAGGACGTATCACACAAAGGAAATCGTATAGTTTTAGAGAAAGAGTCTAAGAATAGAGCCAGTAAGTCTGCCACTAAGGGAGATGTTCGTGCTAGAGGCAAGAAAGGTAAGGGTAGACGCAACAAAGGAAACACAGGTGGAAGATAATGGCAACTAAAAGAAAGAAAAAGAAAATGAAAAACCCATGCTGGAAAGGTTATGAAGCTATAGGCATGAAGAAAAAAGGTGATAGAAAAGTTCCTAACTGTGTACCTATTAAAAAGAAGAAATAATGGCTGGTAAAAAATTCAAACCACACATGATGTATAAAGGCTGTAAAGGTAAAATGGCTTTTAAAATACAAGACCATAATAATTTAAAAGCAAAAGGCTATGGTCACACCAAAGGAAAAGATTGTAAAAAGTAATTATAAAAAAAATAAACATTATGCCAACAGTAGGAAAGAAAAAGTTTACGTACACAGCTAAAGGAAAGGCTGCCGCTAAGAAGTATGCTAAGAAGACAGGAAAGAAAGTAGCTGTTAAGAAGAAGTACTAATGGCTAGCAAGTCAAATATGGCATGTAATAAGCCCCGACCTTCTACCAGACCTGGTAAGAAGCGAATGGTAAAGGGTTGCGAGGGGGGCAAGGAGAAGCTTGTCCACTTTGGGGCTAAGGGATATGGTCACAACTACTCATCAGCCGCTAGGAAGAGTTTTAAGGCTAGGCACAAGTGCAGCAGCAGAAAGTCTAAGCTTACAGCGTCCTATTGGGCGTGTAAGAACCTATGGGCTGGCAAGGGAGGCTCTACTAAGTCATCACCAAGCTCACGTAAAGGAAAATATTAGTATCTTTGTAAAAAACTAAGTTATGAACAAGTACCAAGACAAAAAATCGGCTATGGATGATTACTCTCACGAGAGAAAATTACGAATAGACGGTAGATACGAGGCAGCACACGGAAAGATGAGAGCTGCTAAGAACGATTTTGACCACGCACATGCACTAAAGAAGGACGCACACTACGACAAAGAGTCACGTTCACAGTTTAAGGGACACGTACACGGTAGGTTTAAAAGATAATATGCCATTTAAGAAGGCGAATAGAGGTAAGTGTAGGGGTAAGTATGTAAGCCCAAGCGGCAAATGCTTTACTAAGAAGCAGGTATCGCTTTATTATGCTACCGATGGAACATTTAAAAAAAGTAAAAAATAAATAATTATGAAAAAGCAAGGTTACAACGCAAGATTAGATGAGTCTCTAGGTGGAAGACATAAAGGGAAGCACAAGCAATCATTAAAAGACAGAAGAGATGAGTCTAAGGGTATGTCTAAGAAGATGTATGGTCACGCCTATGGTGCAGACAAAGGTATGAGTTACAGAGTTTCTCAGCCACTAGCTACTAGTCCTAAATCAAAATAAATATAAAAAAAATGGCATTACCAACAAAAAAACCAGCTTCTGGAAGAACTAAGTGTCCACTAAGCCCTATAAAAGGAGCTGATGGCAAAAACCTAAGAAAAGTAATGGTGGGTGGGAAATGTGTTAACCCTACCACAGCTAATCAGAGAGCTTCTCGTGCAGACCAAATGAAAGCAGATAAGTTAAGACAAAATAAAGCAAGAGGTGCTTCTGCTACCGCAAAGGCTGCTGAAAAATCAAGAGAAGACGCTAGAAAAAGAGGTGCTCAAATATAATAAATATTTTTTTGTAACCTTTTCTGAATTGCTGCGTATAGGTACTATATAAACCAAAAAAAACGCACAATGAAAAAACTAGCACTATTACTTACTTTATTTTCTTTTTTAACTACCCACTCTCAAACAAGTGAATTAATTGTGGAGCCCACAAGAGCTACCAAAAGAGCTTGTGTTAAGGGAGATTATAAATCATTAGAAAAGTATTTGACTAAAATAGACCAGAAAAGAGAAGTATTAGAGAAGTATGTTCTATATACTAATATCAAACAACAGGACTATAACTACATCATAAAAGATATCGACTCAGATATTGAATACTATAAAGGTGTTTCATACGCATTAAATAAGATACTTCACCCTTACATTAAGGTTTCATATTATGTAAACGCTAAGTATACAGCCCTAACACAGTATTATGATAATGGTAATCAAGTAAGTGTGTTTATTTTTGGGGATTCACCTCAGCATTGAACTGACGGATAGCGTGACGATAGATTCTATCGGTAGAGTTACAGGTTCGGTTATTAAATATAGGGTTCCTTCTAGCTGTCTCAGCAATCTTCTCCTCACCGTTTAGCTTCTTATATACCGAAATTATAAACTTTTTAGTCTTATATGACACCTCATATAGGGCTTTTTCATGGTTTATACTCTTTCTCCACTTATTAATCCACCCCTCACGAAGTAGCTTATTAAACCTATCCTTGTTCCATGACATTAGTGAGCCGTAGTTCTCACACTGGACCCTGGTAAATAATCCCTCGCTGTGGAGGAATAATAGCATATCTAGGTCAGCGGTGGTGATTCCATACTTTTTTTTAGCCCAGTATCTTACAATCCTCCAAAACTTCAGGTAATCATACTTAGGGTCCTTCCTATCGTATATCTCTGGAGCTGGTCTAGGTCTCTTCTTTTTATATATTACAGGTACTTGTCTCATAATCCCAAAGATAGAAATATTATTCTTATCTTTGCCTTATGAAGTACAAAAGTATGAGAAGTCGTGGATTGGGTGACTCTGTAGAAAAGATTGCTCGTGCGACAGGAATTAAAACGATAGTAGAAAAAGGAGCTAAGGCTATGGGTAAAGACTGTGGGTGTAGTAAACGCCAGAAAACTTTAAACGACCTTTTTCCTTACAATAAAAAATAAAAAATGGCATATCAAAAATTACAAGTAAGTAGAGCAGCGGTAGTGGTTCCGTCAGACACGTTGAACATACCCTCACTAGCTAGTGCAACAACTATTAATAACGGCTGTGTACTGTACATTGGTACAGCTGGAGATTTAAAGGTTATGACAGCAGGTGGCGACATTGTTGAGTTTATTGGTGTATTAGCAGGAACATTCTTGCCTGTTCAGGTGGTTAGAGTTTTTGCAACAGGCACAACAGGGGCGGCAGCTACAAATATACTAGCTCTCTGGTAGTATGTACATAGCTATCGCAAATAGTGTAGGTGCGTCTAGTAGGGCATCTGGGGGAGTTAGACCAACTCCATTTTCTAATGTATATTCCTGTGCCTTCGATGGTGTTGATGACTACTTAGAAGGTGGAGATGTTCTACATAATGATGGACAAACTCCGATGACATTGTCAGCTTGGGTAAATGTTTCTACTAATGGTGATTTTCCTATTGCTTCAAAGAAAAAAATAAGAGGTGCACCTGGATATCTAATGCAAGGTTGGGATATTACTCTTGATACATCGGGAGCGTCTAAAAACAAACTGACGTTTACGTTAATAGGTGCAACGTCAGGTAGTGTTGGAATTGGTAACATATCAGTAAAGGCAAATGGTTTTGATTTTAATGATGGTTTATGGCATCACGTTGTAGTTACCTATGATGGCTCAGAAAATGCAAGTGGAGTTAAGTTTTATAAAGATAGCGTTGAAGATACGAATATTCAGACTTTGCAAAACACCTTTTCTGGAAATTCACCAAACGTACCTTCAGCAAATTTTAAAGTAGGTACAAGATATAAATATGGTGGAAGTAATTTCTACAATGGTTATCTTGATGAATTAGCAATATGGGATGATACGGCTATAACTCCTGCTCAAGTTGTTGAAATTTATAATTCGGGAGTACCTAATAATTTAAATGATTTATCTACACCTCCACCTTCTTGGTGGCGAAATGGAGACCCTAACGGACAAGCAAGTTTTCCTACTATAGTAGACGATGGCAGTAATTCAAATAGTGTTGAAATGACCAATATGACTGACACAGATATCGAAACAGAAGTGCCATAAAAAATTAATAAAATGATAAAAGCATTTGCAGAAACATATAGTATAATTAAGATTGAAGATTTAACTCTAATAGATTTTAATGAAGTATTTGAAAAATCACCACAAACATTAACTAAAAGTGCAGCTGAAAGTTTATTTGTAATTAAATACAATGTGGAACCTTCCTTTATAGCAAGTGGTGAAGTCATACCAGAGCAGATTTTAACACATTCAGAGTGTTTTGATTTAATGTACACAAGTGCTTGGAACCCAGAACCAATAATAATTTTAAAAAGTGCTAAATGAACTTTAAGTAAAAAAGAAAAACGAAAGAAACGTAAGAAACGAAAAAAAAGAAGGATGCGTAGAAAACGAAGAAATTTATTATAAAAATGGCAGACAGAATAGATAAACTAATTGAGGGTCAGATTAAGATTCAAACTAAACTAGAGTCTATGGAAGATAAGACTAATGACCAAGAAAAAAGAATCAGGTCGCTTGAGACTAAGTTCTGGACAGCGTTAGGCACATTCTTTGTTGGAATCGGAACCTTTATTGAGGGATTATTTATGAAATAAATATGAAGAAACTACTCCTACTACTACTTATATTTCCAATTTTTATTAACAGTCAAGTTACGTTACTAATGCCTAACGATGGTTTCTGGTACACCTACACTACTGACGATGCTATTCTCTACGATGATGGAGGATTAAATGATTACGCTAATGATGGGTTAGGGGCTTTGACCATATATCCAGTGATAGGAACAGTAACAGCTAATGTTGGGTTCTTTGATGTAGAATTTAATTCTACGTGTGGGTGGGATGTTTTTGAGGTGTATGATGGGGATGATTTTAGTAATCTAATAGGAAGCTATTGTGGTACTAGTATTCCAACCACCTTTCAATCTACACACCCTACGGGAGCACTTACTTTCTTTTGGTCTACTGATGGGAGTGTTACATTCCCAGGATTTGAAATAAGGATAGGTAACTTCAACATGTCTTTACCTATAGAGTTAATATCTTTTACCGCTGGATATAATGGTAGTTATGTAGTAATTGACTGGAGTGTTGCGGCACAGATTAATAATGACTATTATGAGGTTCACAGAAGTATAGATGTGGAGAATTGGGAAACAATATCTACTATTGAGGGTGAAGGAAACAGTAACACTCAGATGGATTACAGAACGATAGATGAAACCCCTCTATTAGGTGTTTCTTATTATAGATTATCACAAACAGATTATGACGGGACTACGGAGAGTTTTTCACCCATATCGGTAGTTATTAAACCAAAAAGAAAGGAATTAGTTAAAATATTTAATATCTTTGGACAAGAAGTAAACCACAATTACCACGGAATTGTTTTTAAATTATACCGTGATGGTTCGGTAGAAAAAACACTAAACAATGGGAGATTTAACTAAAAATTTTAGCAAGTCAGAGTTCAACTGCAACTGTGGATGTGATATGCCAGAGGATGTATTTGATAATGTAGATGTACACGCACAGAACCTACAGACAATTAGAGATTTCTTTAATTCTTCAGTAGTTATAAACTCAGGGTACAGATGCCCTAGCTACAATGCTAAGGTGGGTGGAGCCTCAAAATCTCAGCACATGACTGGCAATGCTAGCGATGTGGTTATATCTGGATACACAGACAGTGAGGTTGCTGACATAATTGAAGGATTAATAAGAATAGGGGCTATTGACGAGGGTGGATTAGGAAGGTATAACACATTTACCCACTATGACCGAAGGGGTACTAAGGCTAGATGGGACAACACTTAAAACAATAACTATGAAAAATAGATTATTTTCAAACTATGTGACTACAATTTTAGGATTACTAATAATAATCTTTTGTGGTACTATGATTTTTATGGAAAAAGCCACTATTGAGGACATGTCAGGGTGGATGACCACAGGTTTATTATTTTTACGTTCAAAAGATTCTTTAATTGCGTTACCGAAGTCTTAAAATATTTATTATCTTTGCAGCCGTTTTAGTAGGATGTACTCCACAGAAAAGGTTGAATAGGTTAATTAAAAAAAACCCTTATTTATTACAAATGGATACCATTAGAATTATTGATACCGTAGTTGTACCTGAGTACACCCATGATACTACAACATTTATACAATATCATGACAGTGTAACGGTAATTAACAATGAACGAATTAAAATCAAATATTTCTACGACACGCTTCGAGAAACAATCCATCATGAGTACACATGCTATGGCGACACGGTTTTTTCGGAGAAAATTATACCGTATGAGAAAATCGTTATACAGGAGCTTACTTGGTGGCAAAAATATGGTAGCGTAGTAATGATAGGGGGGTTCCTATTGTTGTTCCTATTAATACTAAAGAAGTTTGGTAAACTATTGGTATAATTTCTTAACTTTGTAAAAAACTAATCACAATGGCAAAAATAAGTACATACGCAACCGCAACACCAGCATTAACGGATATGGTTCCAGGAACAGATACTGGAGAAGCTAACGCAACAAAAAACTTTACCTTTGAGGCGATAAGAGATTTCATTAGTGGTCAACACGCAGACGTTACAAATGTCCCTGCGTCCGCTGGCTCAACAGGGGTTGCTGGACAATTAGCGGTAGATGCAAACTACTTATACGCATGTGTTGCTACTAATACGTGGAAAAGAGTAGCTATTGCTGGTTGGGTTTAATAAATTAAAATAAAATAAAATGGAAAAGATAAAAAAAGTAGTTACATCACCGTTATTCTTATCAGCAGTAGCTGGTGGAATAGGATTAGCAGTATTAATTAAGGGTGATATATTATATGCTGGCATCGCATTTGGTGTAGGTATAAGAGAGTTCTTACTAGCGTTCAAGGACGTAAAATAATCAAAATAAAATATAATGGAAAAGAAAATGACCCAAGAGGAAGTTGACCAGCTGCGTGAACTTCAAAAGAAACTATTTGACGCAAGACTAGACCTAGGAGATGTGCAGGTAGCAATTTCAAGATTAGAAACAAAAAAGAAATCCTTAGTATTTGACGTAGAAACCACTTCAGCAGAGTTAGGTAAGTACCAGGATGGTCTTAATAAGAAGTACGGTGATAAGAAAGTAAACCTGGAGACAGGTGTATTGTCGTAATGATTAGAAAGATATCTATAGGGGCTGATTATAAATCAAGTGCCATGCATTATGTTGTGGGACAGGATGTGCTGGGTGGTAGTCATAAAATACATCACATAAGACAAGAATCTGATAATAGTATTAGGGTTTGGGTTTTAAAAGGAGATGAGGTTTATCTCTGGAAAGAATTTAACGCTAACATGCCTATATCTATCGAGTATAACATAAACTTTTAAGTAATGGAAGAAACAGAGTTAAAAATGAGAATAGAGAAGTTAGAAAAACTTTTAACTGGCGATATGATGCAGGACATGGATGTTAAGGACGAGATTCATAACATTGAAATGGAATTAAGCGGCACTAAACCTACAGACTCACACTTTGACTGCATTGGTTGTGGTTCATGAGGTCTACCTTTCAATTCTTAGTAAAACCAGTAGACGGTAAGAGATATAGTCACACTAAAAAGATAGGTGATAAAGATTTTATTGTTAGCTCATCACAAGAGGACCATAAGGCAACCAATAGGTTTGCTGAGGTACTATCTATTCCTATAATGTACGATGGAGAAATTAAGGTGGGAGACACACTACTTGTACACCATAATGTATTCAGAAAGTATTACGACATGAAGGGTAGGGAAAAGAGTGGACCCTCTTTCTTTATGAATGACTTATTCTTAATAGATTTCGACCAGTTTTTTTTATATAAAACAAAGGACGGATGGAAGGCTCCATCTCCCTATTGCTTTGTAACACCTATAGACAAGAAAGAGTCGTTATTAAAAAATAAAGATATAGAGCAGGAGCTAATAGGAAACATAAGATACGCTAATAAAGATATGGTGTCTATGGGCTTAAACGAGGGTGATTTAATATCATTCCAACCAGAGAGTGAGTATGAGTTTAATGTAGATGGAGAGAAGATGTACAGGATGTTTACAAAAAATATTTGTATATTACTATAATGGACATTAAAAAAATCAAGGAAGAGATTATAGAAGCTGGTGAATTAGCTGTTAGGCAGCTGGTAAAGGTTGCCAAGGAAGAGATTATAAAGCCAGACCCTGATGACGAGTTAGCTGCTGATAGGTTAAAGAATGCAGCCGCTACAAAGAAGCTCGCTATTTTTGATGCCTTTGAGATTTTAAATAGAATAGAAGCAGAAAGAGCTATGTTAGAAGAGAGTGGCTCTAGCACAAAAAAAACATCTAGTGGTGGATTCGCAGAACGAAGGTCAAGAAAATCTTGATTTACATAAGGTAATAAAGTTAGATGTAACCACATCTACTATAACTACTAAAAACAAGGCTAAGAGCTGGAAGTATGGTTATAACGAGAAGTATGACGTTGTAATTATTTCTAAGGACGGTACACTAGGAGATGTCTACGAGATAAACGGATTAAAAATAGGTCTACCTAAAGCACCTACTGATTTAATAAAGGGTAACAATAAGTGGGTGGCTGATAACTACCCAAAAGAACTTAGCAAGATAAGGACAATTTTTGATTGGAACAAGCGAGACAACCTTTTTAAGGATAAATGGGTTGATTATATAGAATCAGAGTTCGATAGAAGAGAGGAGGGGTATTGGTTTGTAAATAATGGAAACATTACCTACCTGACAGGCTCTCACTATATGTATCTACAGTGGACTAAGATAGATGTTGGAAAACCCGATTTTAGAGAATCTAATAGATTATTCTATATATTCTGGGAGGCTTGTAAGGCTGATTATAGAAGCTTTGGTATGTGCTACCTAAAGAACAGGCGTTCAGGGTTTTCTTTTATGGGTTCTGAGGAGTGTGCTAATATAGGGACGATATCCAAGGATTCTAGAATAGGTATACTATCTAAAAGTGGTAGTGATGCTAAAAAAATGTTTACCGATAAGGTAGTTCCTATAACACTTAATTACCCATTCTTTTTCAAGCCCATACAGGATGGTATGGATAGACCTAAGACTGAGCTTGCTTTTCGTGTTCCAGCTAGTAAGATTACTAAGAAGAACATGTACAATACAGAAACTGATGATTTAGATGGTCTAGATACTTCGATTGATTGGAAAAACACAGACGATAACTCATACGATGGTGAGAAGTTATTATTATTAGTACACGATGAAAGCGGTAAGTGGTTAAAACCAAATAACATACTAAACAACTGGAGGGTTACTAAAACATGTCTTAGGTTAGGTAGTAGAATTATAGGTAAGTGTATGATGGGTTCTACATCTAACGCTTTAGATAAAGGTGGTGATAACTTTAAGAAATTATACGAAAGTTCTAGTCCGTTTGAAAGAAATAACAATGGACAAACAAAGGCAGGCTTGTATTCCTTGTTTATTCCTATGGAGTGGAACTTTGAGGGGTATATAGATGAATTTGGAATGCCAGTGTTTTATACTCCAGAAAAACCAATTAAGGGTGTTGATGGACAGTGGATAAAAATAGGTGTTATTGAGTATTGGCAGAATGAGGTCGACTCATTAAAAGGAGATGCTGATGCATTGAATGAGTTTTATCGTCAGTTTCCACGAACAGAGTCTCATGCGTTCAGGGATGAGAGTAAGTCATCTCTTTTCAATCTAACTAAAATATACCAACAGGTAGATTATAACGATTCCTTAATAAAGGATAGGTATTTAACAAGAGGCAGCTTTCATTGGAAGGACGGTATTAAAGATACTAAGGTTATATGGACACCTAATAGGAATGGTAGGTTTTTAGTTTCGTGGATACCAGAGGAAAGATTAAGAAACAATGTGTTTAAGAAGAACGGAAAGTATCACCCAGGAAATGAACACCTGGGCTCATTTGGTTGTGACCCTTATGACATATCAGGAACGGTGGTTGGTAAGGGCTCTAATGGGTCGTTACACGGACAGACTAAATTCAATATGGATAACTGTCCCTCTAATGAATTTTTCTTAGAGTATATAGCTAGACCACAAACCGCAGAGATATTTTTTGAGGAGGTATTAATGGCGTGTATATTTTACGGAATGCCAGCACTAATAGAAAACAACAAGGCTAGGATACTGTATCACTTTAAAAACAGAGGATATCGTCACTTTTCCATAAACAGACCAGATAAGACCTATAATAAGCTCTCTAAGACAGAGAAAGAGCTTGGGGGTATGCCTAACTCATCTGAAGACATAAAGCAAGCACACGCATCCGCTATTGAGTCCTACATAGAGAAGCACGTAGGTTTTGACATGGAGGGTACATATAGGGATTCTGAGGAGATAGGTTCTATGTTTTTTAGTAGAACATTGATAGATTGGGCTAAGTTTGATATCAACAATAGGACTAAACACGATGCCTCTATTAGCTCAGGACTTGCAATTATGGCAAATCAGAAGCATATTTACACTCCAACTAAAGAAGAGTCAAAAATATCTGTTATCTTTGCAAGATATAGTAACAAAGGAAACATAAGCCAAATCATTAAATAAATGAAGGAATCTACCATAGCAGTAAATCCTACTAATTTTCCCAATCAATTAGCTACTGATGCTCAGAAGGCATCAGAAGAGTATGGATTACAGGTAGGTAAATCAATACAATACGAATGGTTTAAGAGGTCGGGTAATAGTTGTAAGTATTACAATCAATGGGTTGACTTCCATAAATTAAGGTTATACGCAAGAGGAGAACAATCAGTAGCAAAGTATAAGAGTGAGTTAGCGGTAGACGGTGACTTATCTTACTTAAACCTAGACTGGACACCAGTTCCTATTATACCTAAGTTTGTGGATATAGTGGTTAACGGAATGTCTGATAGGCTGTTCACGGTTCAGGCGTATGCTCAGGATGCGATGTCGGCAGACAATAGAAAGTCGTATCAGAATATGATAGAGGCTGATATGGTGGCTAAAGATTTCTTACTACAGAGTAAGGAGCAGTTTGGCATAGATGCATTCAATACAGCAGCTGAAGATTTACCTGCCGATGACCAAGAGCTTCAGTTACACATGCAGCTTAACTATAAGCCAGGTATAGAGATTGCGGAGGAAGAGGCTATCAATACCTTGTTAGAGCAGAATCATTACGCAGATATTCAAAAAAGATATAACTACGACATAACTACAGTAGGTATGGGATGGGTTAAGCACGAGTTCTTACCGAACTCAGGTGTTAAGGTTGAATACGTAGACCCAGCAACCTTAGTATATAGCTACACAGAAAGTCCTACGTTTGAGGATTGTTTTTATTTCGGAGAAGTAAAGCAGGTTCCAATTACAGAGCTTATTAAGATAAAGCCAGATATAACTAAGGAAGAGTTACAAGAAATATCAGATACCAGCTCAGGGTGGTATGATTACTACGGTGTAACCAGACAATACCAGAATGATATATTTCAGAAGGATGTTGTTACATTATTATACTATAACTACAAAACAGATAAGAAGTTTGTTTATAAGAAAAAATATTTAGAGAACGGTGGTGAAAGAGTTGTTAGAAAGGATGAGGATTTTAACCCACCAGAAGGAACAGAGGAGAGATTCGAGAGAATAGAGAAAAGAATTGATGTGTGGTATGAGGGTATTATGATACTCGGAAGTAATAAATTAATTAAGTGGGAACTTTCTAAAAATATGGTTAGACCTAAGTCAGCCTCTCAGTATGCACTACCTAATTACATAGGTGTTGCACCAAGGATGTATAAAGGTGTTGTAGAGTCATTAGTTAGACGAATGACAACATTCGCTGATTTAATTCAGATGACACACCTTAAGCTACAGCAAGTAATTGCTAAGGTAGTACCAGATGGTGTATACATAGATGCGGATGGTATTAATGAGGTGGACCTCGGAACAGGGGCTGCATATAATCCAGAGGATGCACTTAAGATGTACTTCCAGACTGGTAGTGTTATTGGTAGAAGCTTTACGCAGGATGGTGAATTTAACCACGGTAAGATTCCTATTCAGGAATTAAACTCTAACAGTGGACAGGCTAAGATGGCTAGTTTAATTAGTACCTATAATCATTACCTAGGTATGATTAGGGATGTAACAGGTTTAAATGAGGCTAGGGATGGCTCTACTCCAGACCCTAACGCATTAGTAGGTGTTCAGAAACTAGCGGCACTAAATTCAAACACGGCTACTAGACATATACTAGATGGTAGTTTGTTTATTACTAGAAAATTAGCTGAGGCACTATCTATTAGAGTAGCTGATGTATTAGAGTATTCTGACTTTAGGGAAGAGTTCGCAAATCAAATCGGAAAATATAATGTAAATATTTTAGAAGATATCAATAATTTATATCTACATGATTTTGGAATTTTTATTGAAGTTTCTCCAGATGAGGAACAGAAAGCACAGCTTGAGGCTAACATACAGATGGCACTTAGTAGAGACCAAATCTCGCTTGAGGATGCTATTGATATTCGTCAGATTAAAAACATTAAGATGGGTAACGAGCTTCTTAAGGTTAAGAGAAAGAATAAGCAGCAGCAAGACATTGACAGAGAGAATGAGAAGATGCAGATGCAGTCGCAAATAAATATGCAGTCTCAACAAGCGGCAGCTGAGTCAGCGATGCAGCAGGCACAGGCAGAGATGCAATCTAAGATTCAAGTTAAGCAGGCTGAGATAGCATTCGAGATTGAGAAGATGAATGCAGAGGCTAACCTTAAGAAAGAGTTAATGGAGGTAGAGTTTAACATGCAGATGAGAATTAAAGGACAGGAATCTGAGGCATTAAAGACAAGAGAGAATGAAAGAGAGAAGGGCAAGTCAGAAAGGATTAGCCAGCAGTCTACTCAGACATCAAAGATAGTTAATCAAAAGAAAAATGACCTACCACCAATAGATTTTGAATCTAATGAGGATAGCTTAGATGGTTTTGATTTAGCTGAATTTGAGCCTAGATAAATATAAAAAAGTTTATTACCTTTGTAATCAGAGAATTAAATTAAATTAAAATAGAATATAATGGGAGAGTTTAAAGTAAGAGAGGTTAGTGCGGAACCCGAAAAGTCAAAACAGCAGATAGAGGCTGAACTTTTAGAGAAGCACGAGCAACAGTTTGAGGATGTAGATGCACCTAAAACAGAAGAGAAAGTAGTTGTAGGTGAAGATGTAACTGCCGAGTCAACAGAAGAGGTTGAACAAAAAGAATTACAAGATACTGACGTTCTTTCATATATAAAGAATAGGTATAAGGATAAAGAAATTAACTCTATTGATGAGTTGTTTGAGCGGAGAGAAAGTAATGAAGAGCTTCCAGAGGATGTCTCTACTTTCTTAAAGTTTAAAAAAGAAACTGGAAGGGGAATCAATGACTTTGTTAAGTTAAACAAGGATTTTGATAAAGATAACCCAGACAGCCTCTTGGCTGATTATTGGTCTGAGACTAAATCACATCTGGATAAGGATGATGTAGCTTTTGAATTAGAGCAGAGATTTGGTTACGATGAAGAAATGGATGAGGAGTCGGATATTAGAAAGACTAAAATCGCCAAGAAAGAAGAGCTTGCAAAAGCAAAGGAGTATTTTAACAAACAGAAGGAACTGTATAAATTACCGCTTGAGTCAAGCAGTGATTTTGTTTCAGAAGGGGAGAAGGAAAACTACAATGCTTACAAGAAAAACAAAGCTGAAGAATCTAATTCGCAGCAGCAAAATTTAAAAAGACAGGAGTACTTTTTAGATAAGACTAACAAATTATTCTCTGATGAGTTCAAAGGTTTTGAATTTAAGGTAGGGGAGAAGGAGTTAACTTATAAGCCTGGTAATCCAGAGCAACTAAAGAAAGCTCAGTCTGACGTTACTAACTTTATTGGCAAGCATGTTAATGAGGACGGTTACTTAAAGGATGCTAATGCGTATCACAGAGCTCTATCAGTAGCTATGAATCCAGAGGCTTTTGCGAAGTATTTTTACGAGCAGGGTCAATCGGATGCAATCGGTGATGTAACTAGGGAGTCTAAAAATGTAGACATGCCAGTTAGAAAAGCATCAGAGAGTGTGTCTAAGGGAGGATTTAAAGTTACCGCTATGAGTGAAGGAAGAGGTTCTGGAAAGCTACGAATAAGAAGTAAAAAAAATAACTAAAAAACTAAAAAAAATGGCAGGAGCTATAACAGGTGCAGCTGGACAACCAGCATTGACACCATCCGCTAGTAAGGCAACATTGCCTACTAATTACATTACTGATTTTAATTTCCTGAATCAGTACTTACCAGACACGTATGAGAAAGAATTTGAGAGATATGGAAACAGGTCTATCAACGCTTTCTTAAGAATGGTAGGGGCAGAGATGCCTACAAACTCAGACCTTATTAAATGGGAAGAGCAAGGAAGATTACATACACAATATACAGGAGTAACTGTAACAGCAGCTGTAGCACTTGGTATTCAAACTTTTGATATTGCAGCTGGTACGTGTAACTTTAGAGTTGGACAAACAGTGATGCTATCATCAGCTACTGATAATAAATTACTTAAAGGGGTAGTTACGGCAGTTAATGCTGGTAATGACCAAGAATTTACTGTAGCTTATTATGGTGCAGGTGTATCGTTTACTAATGGTCTTACAGATGTTGTGGCTTTTGTTTACGGTTCAGAGTTTAGAAAAGGTTCACCTGGAATGGTTGGTTCTTTAGAGGCTGACCCTGTAATCTTTGACAACAAACCGATTATCATAAAAGACAAGTACGTTGTTGCTGGTTCTGATATGGCTCAAATTGGTTGGGTTGAAGTAACATCAGAGAATGGTGCTGATGGATACCTTTGGTACATTAAGTCTGAGCACGAGACTCGTTTAAGATACGATGACTACTTAGAGATGGCTATGATTGAAGGAGTTCCAGCGGAAGCAGCTTCAGGTGCGGCTGGAGAACTTCAAGGAAGTGCAGCAGCAGCGGCAGTAGCTGGAAAAGGTGGTACTGACGGTATGTTTGATTCTATCGAGAATAGAGGAAATGTTTGGTCTGGTGGTAATCCAACAGCGTTAGCTGATTTTGATGCTATCATCCAAAGATTAGATAAGCAAGGTGCGATTCAAGAAAATGTTCTTTTTGTTAACAGACAAATGGGATTTGATATTGATGACATGTTAGCTGCTCAAAACTCTTACGGTGCAGGTGGTACTTCTTACGGATTGTTTGACAATGACGAAGAAATGGCACTTAACCTTGGATTCTCAGGATTCAAAAGAGGATATGAGTTCTATAAGTCTGACTGGAAATACCTTAACGATGCTACCTTAAGAGGTGGTTTAACTGCTGGTATAGTAAACGGTGTGTTAATTCCAGCTGGTTCTACTAATGTATACGACCAGGTTATGGGTAAAAATGCTCGTAGACCTTTCTTACACGTTAGATACAGAGCTTCTGAGACTGAAGACAGACGTTACAAGACTTGGATAACAGGTTCTGCTGGCGGTGCTGCTACAAGTGACCTTGATGCAATGGAAGTTAACTTCCTTTCTGAGAGAGCACTTTGTACATTAGGTGCAAACAACTTCTTTATCTTTAAGAGCTAAGAAGAATAAATAATACAGGGGAGGTTAATTCCTCCCCTTTTTTTTAAATTTAAAATTAAATAAAATGAAATTACAATCAAAAGATAAAATATACGTATTAAAAGCTAACACAACTCCATTAAGCTTTATGCTTTCTTCAAGAAATACAAGGAGATACCCATTAATGCATTTCGATGAGGAACAAGGTACGAACCGAGCTCTTCGTTATGCTAGAAATCAAAAAACACCTTTCGAGGATGAGCAGGATGATAATGCTATATTAGAGCCTGTAGTATTCGAGGATGGTTACTTAACGGTTCCAAAAAACAATCCTGTTTTACAGTGGTTCTTAAGTTTACATCCAGGGTTTGGTCAATTATTCGAGGAGGTAAACACAGAGAGAGATGCTTCTTCAGACGTAGAGTCTATGGATATTGAGTTAGAGGCAGAGATTGCAGCTAAAGAACTATCTATTGAGATGGCTGAATCTATCGCTAGGGTACTTATGGGCTCAAGGGCTGATAAGTTAAGTAGTGCTGAATTAAAAAGAGATGTTAGATTATATTCCAGAAACAATCCTGTAGAGTTTTTAGAGATGTTGGATGACCCAATGTTACAGCTTCAGGATTTAGCTCAAAAATCATTAAGTAATGGTTTAGTAGCCTTAAGAAATAATAAGAGGGATATTTACTTTAATTTAAAGGATAACAAGAAAAAGATGATGACTGTTCCTTTTGGGGAAGAGCCAGTATCTGCGTTAGCTTCATACCTTCAGACAGATGAAGGAATAGAGGTAATGACGATGTTAGAAAAAAAGTTAAAGTAAAACGTAACCTTTTAAAAGAACTTACGTATAGGTAAGTGTTTGTTATTCATAATTCATGTTATGTTTATTGGTTAAAAGAAGGGGCTTTCGAGTCCCTTTTTTTTATTATCTTTGTACTTTATAAACCCATAAAATTTTTTAAAATGGCAAAATTTTTAAGTATTCCAGTTACAAGTGAAGGAAATCAACTTGTTTCTGCTGACAACATTAAGTTAATTGAGCAAGCAACTAATACTACTGTTACTATTGTTTACGGAGGTGCAGCTGCTCAAGATGTAGTTACAATTACTCACGCTACGCAATCTAGTGGATTTCAAATGAGAGATGATATTCAAAATGCGGTTGTTTCTGCTCATCAAAGCATGTGGCAAAACGTTACCCAAGATGTGTCTCCAAGTAAGGCTGTTAGTGGTATTGCTATCGCTTAAGTAAAAGCTTTAGTGAATTTAATCAAGAGGACTTTTTATAGGTCCTCTTTTTTTTTGATTATCTTTGTAGTATGAGTACATTTATATCTATTCCTGTTTCTTTAAGTGATAAGTGAGTCCTCCGCAAACCATTACAGCAATTGGTTTTAGCTAATTTACATTTTTTAACTAAGTCCCTTTTTTTTCTTTATCTTTGTATCAAAGAATTTTTAGATGATTAACACGGTTAGAAATACAGTCATGGCAATCCTTAATAAGGATAACAATGGCTACGTGACTCCAGAAGAGTTTAACCTGTTTGCAAAGCAAGCTCAACTTGAGTTGTTTGAGGAATACTTCTACGACTACAAGAACGCACTTAACCTCCAGAATAAGAGGCTTTCTAACAGCGGTTATGCAGATATACCTAAACAGTTAGCTGAGGTGATAGATTTATTTACCAAGAAAGCAACAGGACTTACTTATGTTGCTGGTACTACATCTTTTACACTACCTACAGACTGGTACACATTAAACGTGGTTTATTACAACACCACTACTGAGGTTGAGAGAGTGAACCAGAATAAGATTAATAAATTAGTGATGTCTAATATGACAGCCCCTAATACAAGCTATCCTGCGTACTACTTAACAGGAGCTAGCGACTCAACACCAACACCAACCTCACCAGGTAACTCATTAATAGTATATCCAACAACCATAACAACAAACGTAGATGTTCTATATGTACGCTATCCATCTAGCCCTAAGTGGACCTATAATACAGTATCTGGCTCACCTGTATTTAATCAGTCAGCTGCCGATTATCAAGACTTTGAGCTACCTCTTTCAGACCAGGATACTCTAGTCTTTAAGATATTAGAGTACGCAGGTGTTAATATTAGAGAGGCAGCTGTAACGGCTTTTGCTTCACAAGAGGAAGCTATTAACGACCAAAAAGAAACCTAATGGCATATATAAGTAACTATCAATACTACACCAACTCAGGAACAGTTCCTCAGAGTGCTAACTGGGGAGAATACCAGTTTGTATCACTAAAGGATATTGTTAACAATTTTATGTTAATGTATGTGGGTGATGATAAGTTGGTTAATAACATTACCAGATACAACGTATTGTTTCACGCTAAGAGAGGTATTCAAGAGATTAACTATGACGCATTAAGAAATATAAAGGTATTACAACAGTCTGTCGGTGATGACTTAAGGTTTGTATTACCACCTGACTACGTAAACTATGTGCGTATATCTGTAGAGAAGGATGGTATATTATTTCCACTACACGAGAATAGTCAGATTAATTACGCTACTGAATACCTAAAGGACAATAGCGGAAATTTATTGTTTGACCAAGACGGTGAGGTATTAGAGGAGGAACTATCTCAGCTAGATAGGGATAGATTAGCAGGACTGCCTAAGCAACAATTCCTAGATTCAGGATTACGATATGGACAGTGGGGTTGGTGTGTCGATGGGAGCTGGTATTTTAGCTACGGAATAGGCGGATACTACGGACTAGACACATCTAAGGCTAATGTAAATGATAGCTTTAGAATTAATAAACAATCAGGTGTTATTAATTTTAGCTCTGGGGTTAATGCTCAGTCTATAGTATTGGAGTATGTGTCTGATGGTATGGAGAACGGTAACGATGATTCGGTTACTATTAATAAACTAGCAGAGGATTACATATACAGCTACATTAGATGGGCTATTTTAGACAACAAAATAGACACACAGGAATACGTAGTTAGAAGAGCTCAAAAAGCAAAGATGGCTAAACTTAGAAACGCTAAGATTAGATTAAGCAATATGCACTCTGGGAGATTATTGATGTCTCTAAGGGGCAGAGATAAGTGGATTAAATGAGGTTAATTAAAAGTTTCATAAAAGGTATTATGAACAAAGGTCTTGATGAACGTCTGATTCCAGACGGTCAGTATAGGGATGCGTTGAATATCGAAGTGTCTGCATCTGAGGGTGCAGGAGTAGGTGCGTTAGAAAACATTAAGGGTAATACTAATGTAACCACTCAAACATTTACAGGTACTGGAGCTAAGACTATAGGTGCTGTAGCTGACGAGGCTAATAACAACATCTACTGGTTTGTAACAGACTCTGACTTTGATTATGTTCTTAAGTATAATGAGATAACAGGCGTTACTACCACTTTATTAAAAGACACTATAGGTGGTGTAAATCCTGTATTAAATTTTAACGCTAGCTACCTAATAACAGGTGTTAACATTATAGATGGTTTATTATTCTGGACAGACAACCTAAACCCACCAAGACGATTAAACGTAGCTAAGTTTTACGCTACAGATGGTTTTATAGAGGACGATATTTCTGTTATCGTTAAGCCAGCCATAAACTCTCCGACAATTACACTTAGTAATTCAGCGGTACAGTTTCAGGAGAATAATTTAAAGTATAAGTTCTTACAGTTTGCTTGTAGATATAAGTACGAGAACGATGAGTACAGTGCTATATCTCCATTCTCATCAACAGCCTTTGAGCCGTCACCTTTTCTATATGTAATTGGTGATGATTCATTTGCATCTATGACTAATAGTTATAACCAGGTAGATGTTAATTACTACATTAACGGAGTATCTTCAGGTGGTGTGTGGGTTCCAGACGAAAGAATAAAAGAGGTTCAGTTACTATTTAGAGATACAGCAGGGACAAATATGAATGTCATTCAGTCCTTTGATGTTGATGACATCACTATAGACGGCACTACGGGTAGGTTTACTAACACGTTTGATAATAGTAAGGTATATACAGTCTTACCTCCAGATGAGATTACGAGGTTATTTGATAATGTACCACTACTCGCTAAAGCTCAGGATTTAATAGGAAGTAGAATTGCTTACGGAAACTACGTACAGTTTTACGATATTGTAGATTCAGCAGGTGTAGAGATAGATATAGATTACAAATTAACGCTACAAACAGAAATAGTTTCAGGAACACCACTACCTACGTTTAGGAGTGATAGAGATTACGAGATAGGTATTGTTTATCTGGATGATTACAGCAGGATGACTACGGTTCTCACGGCTCCAAAGAATACAATTAATATTGCCCCTTCTAATTCTGACACTGCTAATGATATTAGGGTTGAAATAAATAATGAAGCTCCATCATTCGCTTCGAAGTATAGAATATTTATTAAGCAGCCTAAGGGTAATTATTATAACATATTCGCATTGTACTACGGGAAGGATGGTATATACACCTGGTTTCAAATAGACCAATCAGAGGTGGATAAGGTTCCTATCGGAGAGTATGTAATAATAAAGACAGAGGCAGGGGTAGCTAGTAGAAGCAATCAACAATACAAGGTATTAGATGTTCAATCTCAACCAGAGGATTTTTTAGATAACGGAAACCCACAACCAAAGGGTTTATATTTTAAATTACAAATAGATGACGTTTCGTTATTTGATGAAAGTGATTTAGTAAATTATGTTCATAATACAACTTCTACAACACCATTACAAGCTAATACAAATAACACATCAGATATAAAAACCGTTCCTTACATATTAGGATATCAAAATAATGAAAGAACTTTTGTTTATAATTTTCCCGTATATTATGGCACATTAATAGATTTTAATACAATAAAGCCTAACATTTCCTTAAATAGCTCCATAATACCTCAAAGGGATTATAGATTTAAAATAATTATTGATATCCCTGGAACTGGTAATATAAATAGGTATAGAGTAGAACAATTAATTTCAAGCCCCAATGGAGGTGGCTATCAATCTGTCCAATCTATTCAAAATATAACGACTGGAAATAAAGAAATTATAATAAATGGTAATGTAATATATAATTTTGAATTTCCTCAAACTCTAGGATATAAAGTTGGTGATTATTGGATAGTGAACATCCATTCTGATGCAGGAGCTAATTTAAGTTCAATGGGGACGGGATGGTCGTCTAGTTCGTTGTCTAGTTATAGTTATGCTATTCCACAGGATAGTTTATGGGATTCTACTGGGTTTATTTCTGGCTCTTCTGTTCCTAGTTCAATAGCTCAACAGGGTAATAACACTCAAGACAGGGAGATAAAAGCTGGAGCTAGAATAAAAATAAACATTAATGATGTGGATAAACAAGGGGATGGTTCTTCTAATACATTGACTTCTTTATTAAGCGAGAGTGAATTTATATCTAATAGAAACTATGCCAACATAGAGGAGTGGTTTTGGGAAAGTGGTGCGTATTTGCAATTTAACCATTTAGGTCATAGTCAAACCACAAATACTACGTCTCAACAAAATGCATTTGGCGTAACTATTTATACTACTTCAAGCCAAATTACTGGACAAGAAGAATTTGGTCCTAGCAGGGTTTTTTTTAGAAGAGGATTTAGTAGAAGTGAAACAACTATACAATCTTGTACATCTACAGGTAGAATAGCTCAAATAATATCAGGGGCTTCCACCCCCCCATCTCCAGGGGCTGGTAACACATGGTCAACTTATTTAAGGGGAAAGGCTACATGGATGATTATTAGAGGGACGGGACTTAGTTATAGTGGTAATAACAGTTGCAGTTCTCAAGGTTATATAGGGGTTCGTTTAGAAATAATACAACAAGAACAGGCTAATGTTTTTGAGACTACTCCTATAGAGAATCCTGCGGATATATACTACGAGCTTAGTGATACGTTTGATATTATTAACGGAGCTCATCAGGGAAATGTTTCTAATCAGAGTTTATCGAGTAACTCTCCAGCTCAGGTGAGTTTAAATACTACTACACTATCATCCACAGTTCCAGATAGAGAGAACAGTATGTACAACGCCTATTGCTTCGGTAATGGTGTAGAGGGGCTTAGAATACGTGGTGACTTCAACGCACCAGCACTCGCCTACTCTCCAAGAGTAAGTTCTGTGATAGAGGATTATCAGCAACAACGAGTAGAGGAGGCTATTACATATAGTGGTATATATAGAGAGAACACAGGTATAAATAACCTGAATGAGTTTAATCTATCATTAGCTAACTTTAAGTACTTAGATAAGTTCTTCGGTTCTATTCAGAAGCTACATGCTAGAGATACAGATATCGTAACTTTTCAAGAGAATAAGGTATCTAAGATATTATATGGTAAGAACCTACTTAGCGATTCAGTAGGTGGTGGTGTGGTAGCATCTATACCAGAGGTACTGGGAACTCAAGTTACCTTTACGGGGGAGTATGGTATAAGTGAAAACCCAGAGAGCTTTGCTACGTGGGGTAACGACATGTACTTTACAGACTCTAGACGAGGTGCGGTAATGCGATTAGGTTCTAACGGAATGTTTGAGATATCATCTCAAGGCATGAGAAATTACTTTAAGGACTTGTTTGTGTCTAACAGTAGAACACAGAAGATAGGGGCTATAGACCCATTTAAAGAGAGATACGTACTAGCTAATAACGATACGTTAAATCCTCCGTGTAACTTTAAGGTTTCCCCTCCACTAAAGAATGGTTTAAATGTAACAAGTAGTGCATTTACAGCCAACTGGAATGTATCATCAAATACAGAGTGGACAGTATCCTGGGTTGGAGCAACATGGTTAACGGTTAACACTCAAGCCACCCCTTACTCTGGAGAGGATTCAGAGGTACTACAGCTTGCTTTTGATGCTAACGCAACAGGGTCAAATAGAAGTGTTACGGTGATATTCACCGCTTGCGGTGTAAGCTATCCGTTTACTGTTACACAGCACGGAAAAACAAGGATAGAAAGAAAAATATTTGTAGTTGGAAACGGTGTAGACACAGGATTAATAGCTAATCAGAAGTATGACTTTACGAGTAATACCACGGGTGGAGATATTGACTTTGACGGAATTAGGCTTACTAAAAACTCTTTAGCGTTAAACAACGGGTTTAGCTCATTTGAAGGGATTGATTCTATCCCTGTGTCTGGTGATACAGTGACGTTGAAAGCAGGAGTTACGGGAACTACTACTATAAAACCATTTAACCCTAATTTTGGAAATTCTTTAAGATATTTAGTTTCTAACGTAGAATACGGAGAGGAAGATATTAAGACATTATTATTATTATCAACAGCCACAGTGCCTGCTATTGTAGGTAGTAATTATGAGGGTTCTTTTACGTTCAGTAGGACTACAGAGAAGTATTTATATTTAATCTATGATTATCAAAACACGGTTACTCCTCCAATAACATTAACAAGTAGTGCATCTATTGCTGGACCAGTTAATTCCATTGTTGATTATACTAATAGACGAGGAAATGTAAGTATGAGATGTACACCATCAGGTACAAATACATTTTATGTTAAGTGGAACGACAGGGTTGTGGGGCAAGCTATAAATGTTGCCGTCCTGACAGATATAGATTTCTTTAAAAATGAATTACTCCCTGGAGATGTAGAGGTTATTGTTGAGGGTGGAGGTGCGTTTACTGTTCAGGCAGGGGCAAGCACCCTATCATCGTTTGCTATAGACACTACTGATGACACATTGACAAGCGTATGTGCATCTACAACATCCCCACAAACAAGGTATCACTCAGGAGCTGCGTTGCTGCCAGTTGTAGGTGATGTGATATATAACGAACTAAGTGGTTTAAATACGTATGATGGTAATAATTCCTTCCATAGAATGGGTCCTGCTCCAACTACAGATTATGCTGTTATAAACAATGAGGGAACAGTGTTAATTGTAGGTAGCTGTTCTGCGTGTGCAGAGGTTGCTGTGCCAGTTATTAATCAGCCTGCCATTACCCTTAATGTAGGGGATGCTATAGACTTAAAGATACCTGTTAGTAATAACCCAATAAGCTGGGCGGTAGTTACTACGTGTAACACCTACGAATTAAACGGTGGAACTGACGGGGCGTTGTTTACTACTACAGACTGTACTACAGGGGCTACTATAGAAACGACAGTAACTAGAAACTCATTCCAGAATATATGTACAACAACGGTTCCAGTATTGGTATCAGGTACAGGTACATCATCGTTAGTTGGTACGTGTGATGATGAGGTATTACCTCCAGGTATAACATTGGATAAGTTAAACGGAATAATAAACGGAACAGCTAATACACCAGGTATATATACATTTAGAATTACAGCTACTAACTGTTTCGGGACAAGTGCTCTATCCACACTTAGCTTTACGATTAACCCAAACACTACAAACAGAAGGTTTAACATGGATAGCTCTACACCTGAGACTACAAGTGGTCTAGCGTGTGCTGTCACACCTTCATACTCTATCTTCTATCATAACGGACAGAAAGAGTATCCAGAAGTAAATGACTTTATATTTAACTTCTGTGAGTGTGAACAACGTATCTTTAACGGTGGATACTTATGGTATGTAACCGATGAGTTGACAGGGGTTAAGAATAATGTAATACGAATTGACAGTGTGGGTCAGGTAGTGGAGAAGGTAGTGTGTCCTTAAAAATATAGATTATGGCAGAAGCAACAATAACATACGCACCAGCAAACGATGGATGGACCTCTTTTCACTCTTACTTCCCAGAGTGGATGATAGGGATGAATAGTAGGTTTTACACGTTTAAGGGTGGTAACATGTGGAAGCATTACAGCAATAATGTTAGAAACAATTACTATGGTCTACCTACACCAACTACATCCCACCCCTCTACAGTAACGCCAGTATTTAATGATGAGCCTACTGTTAATAAGATGTTTAAGACCATACAGCTGGATAGTAACTCTCCGTGGGACACTACTATTACCACAGATATGTCCACTGGTTTTATGAACTCAACACAGTATCAACTAAAGGAGGGTGATTACTATACCTATATTAGACGAGTAGCAGGAAACACTGACCTAGATTTAATGTCAGCACAAGGGATAGGAGATATACTTACAGTAACGGGTGCATCCCCAGGAAACATAACTGTAACATTTTCATTTAATATTGGTAGTAATGTTTCTATTGGAGATAAGCTATACAGGGACAATGCAGGTATTCAGTTAATCGGAACTATAACGGGCTTAACAGACACTTCTATTGAGATGTTTCCTAATCCTCCAGTTATACCTGTTACGTCTATAACACCAGTTATTGGTGATTATGTGCTATACATCAAGGATGCGGAGGCTGAATCGTATGGTGCTAGAGGGTATTACATGGAAACATTGTTATCTAATAGTAGCACTAGCGAGGTAGAATTATTCTCAATTTCTAGCGAAGTATTCAAAAGTTTCCCTTAATTTAGTATCTTTGTACCAATGGAATTTACTGTTAGGAAGTTAAACACTACTGATTATGATGATATCCTGGTAGGTTGGTGGAAGGGATGGAAATGGACACCACCAACAAGAGATTTTTTACCAGAGAATGGAGAGGGAGGATTTATAGTTTTAGATGGAGATACTCCTGTATGTGCAGGGTTTGTATATATAACTAATTCTAAGGTAGCGTGGTGTGAGTTTATCATATCTAACCCTAACTATAAAGACCACAGAAAGGAAGCGTTAAGTTTGTTAGTAGAAACTATTAATACATTATGTATAGAACTGAAAATGAAATACATATATGCGTTATTAAAAAGTAATAGTTTAATAGATTTGTACTCAAACTTAGGTTATAAACAAGCAGACTCATATAAGAGTGAAATGATAAAAGTATTATAAAATGGCAGCAGCAACAACAATAATCGCAGCATCTGCAGCAATCGCAGGAACTGCGGCACTAGCATCCACAGGTCTAGGAGTAGGTCAAATGATATCAGGGGCTAAGAAAAAGAAAAAAGCTCAAGGAGCTATTAACGAATCCGTAAAAGAATTAAGAGGCATGATAGAGGAAGGTCAGGCTAATAGGCTGAAGGCTTTACAGGTTCCTACTATGGGTGCAGAGCTACAAGAGAGGGCATTAGCTAGAGGCACAGCAGGACAGGTTGAGGCGATGCAAGAGGCTGGTGCAGCAGGGGTTATCGGTGGTGCAGGTAGGCTTACTCAAGCGGTTGGAGAGCAGGCTGGTCAAATAGGTGCAGACTTAGATAGAATGCAAAAAGAAAGAGATAAACTGGTATTAACTGAAGACCAACGATTAGAGGGTCAGAGATACCAAGGATTATTAGGTCTAGAGCAAATGGAACTACAGGGAGCTCAACAAGCAGCAGCTGATGCTATGGCACAGCAACAGGCTGGAGCTTTAGGTATAGGAACAAGTTTAGGTCAGCTGTCTTCAACTTTTGCTGGACTTGCTAATCCTTATGGGGACCAGACTGGTGGAGCAAAGTCAGGTAAAAAAGGAGTTCCAAAAGGAACAACAACAGGGATTGACCCTAATACAGGGAAGATGGTTTCGTTAGCTCCAGGATATCCAGGAGCTCAAGTTATAACAAGACCTGCTGTTACTAGTGGTTTAACAAGTACACAACCTCAACTAAGAGACCCGTATGGAGCATCATTTAATCCAGCTATAAGCCCTGGTTCGTTTGGTCCTATGGCTACAGGTGTTTATTCTGAAGATATTTATGGGTTACAAACCCCACTAACTCAATCTCCAAGTTCGTTTATATTTAATCAATAATAACAATGGCAGAATACGCAGGATATGTAAGAAGACAGCCACCTATTAATTGGGGTGCGGTAGCAGGAGACATCGTTAATAAGATGGGTGATGTTGAGAAGGAGCAAGAGGCTTTCAGGGAGAAGTATGATACAATGGCTTCTGACCTGTACAAGGAATTAGGAGACTACGAGGCTGGTAAGTCTCAAGAGATGAATCAGTTTGTGTATAATGGAATAGCGGCAGGTAGAGATAATTTAGGAGCACTACACCAAAAACTAAAACGAAGAGAAATATCCCCAGATGATTTTAATAGGGCTACCATGTCTATGGGCTCTGAGATGGATAAGCTAAAGCAGTTAACCACTAATTATGACGAGGCTATTGTTGGAGCTATAGAGGGTATAGATAATGGAACATTAGACAATGTATTGTCAGGATGGGCGTTAACAAAGTTTGGTGAACTCTCTAATCTAAAAGACAAGAACCTACAGTGGATGCCTGGTCAGGATGGATACACTACCCTGTATGTAAACGAGGAGGGTAAGGAGCCAGTGTCTATGAGTGTTGCAACCAACCCTAATAATTTAATATTTAAAAGGGTGGATATTGTTGAAGCTTTCAAACCTTTAACACAAGAGATAGGTGCGTACCAAACAGCAACGGCTAACGGAACGCTTGACGATGCTAGTGCAAAGGAAGGATTTGACTCATTAAAGACGGCTTCTATTAATAAAATACTTAGTGACGATAACGCTATAGCTAGTGTGCTTGCTCAGTATGGAGAATATGAGCCATACACTAAAGGTGACCCAGTGCCAGCAAAAGGGATATTAATGAAGATAGGTGAGGATGGAAAACACTTCGTTCCCCAAGTAGAGCACCTAAGGAGTATAGCTGAGGATATAGTAGGGAACCACTTATCCCAGATGTTAAATTATAAAGAAACAAAACATAGACCCCTATCATCAGGAAATAAAAATGATGACGAAAAGAAAAGATTAAAGAATCTAACCACTGGGTATCAAATCACCTTAAATGCTTCTCGTGGTGATTTTACAGGAATGAATGTAGGTAAATACACCTTTAAGGAAACTACAAACGGTATTGAGGTAAGCAGAAAAACAGACACTAAAAATATACCACTTCACGTAGGTAAGGATGCGTTAAAACCTGGGACTAGAGAGACGGCTAAAATTTTATCTCAGTACACTAGAGAGTTTTCCGCTTCGGGCTCACAGACTGAGTGGGATGAGATAGATATTTACCTTGGTGAAGGTAAAGGTAAGGATGTATCTATTGACATTGTTGAGCAAGAGGTAGAGGGTAAACCGTTTGCACCATCGATAGAGGATATAACGATACAAACTTTATTATGGAATGGCGGTGATGATGCAGGTCACTTGGGGGTTAACAACGCTGACAGTGAAGAAGAGATAAACGCAGTTAAACCTAGCATCATGGCATACATTCAACAAAACGCCCCAAATACTGAGGTTACATTCGGAAAGATAACTAATGTAGGAGAAGGAGTAGATGATGCTTATTCTGTTCCGTTATTTATAAATGGAGCTTTAATTGACACAGAAATAGTCTTTGACGAACAGGGTGGTAAGCAGAGTGGTTTTGATGCTGTAATGAAAAAGGCAATAGACGCAGGAAGGAAAAAGAAAACAGCTACATTTACAAAAGGAAACGAAGTTGATTACAGTAGTAAATAAATACACATGGACGAAGAAGTAGTTATTGATTTATTTAATAGAGCCCAATCTAAAGGATATACTAAATCTATAGAAGATTTTAAGTTACTTTTAGAGACAGACGAGGATGTTATTGTTGACAATTTTAACTATGTTAAGTCTAAAGGATACGCTAAACCTATAGAGGATTTCAAGGTTTTAGTAAAAAAAAAAGACGAAACTACGGAGTTGGTTTCTCCACAAGAAGAAGTCGTTACTACATCGGTTACAGAAGAAGTGGAGACTCCTGGTGTTTCGGATGTTTCCGTTTCAGAAGAGGTAGTTGAAGAACCTATTCAAGGGGTTACAGAAGGAACTCCAGAGCTACCTAAATACCTACAACATGCTTTTGAATCAAAAACTGAAGATAAGTCTTTTAACGAGGCTATAGCTACCGTAGTTATAGACGATATAGATAAGGACCAGGAGGCACTAGTCCCTGAGTTATTAGAGAAGTTTAATAAGTATGGGTTTTCTTTTCAAGAGTCATCATGGCTCGGTGATGCTATAACTGTCTACGACTATAACGGAACCCCACTTGAGGTAGACCTACAGACATTCACTTCTTCAGGTAAGCAGGAGGAGTATAACAAGTTAATTCAATTCCTTGATAACAACCGAAGAGACCCTAAAAAAATTCAAGAAGACCTAGATGTTGAAGCTGAAGATTTTAAACACTTAGCGGATAAAGAGGATAAAGATACCGAATCGTCATTACTATTCCCACAAGTTAAAACAAGTAAGGCTGGACAAATTACAACAGGTCCATTAAGTGTTATTAGTAGTTTGTTTAGCAGTCAAGAAAAAGAGGATGCTTTTGTTGTATCTCAAAGAGCTAATAAATACATCACCGCTGGTGGTGAGAAATACAAGCAAAAAGATTTCGATAGGTTGTTTGAGGAGAAGGTTAAGGCACTAGAGATAGGTGATGACGGTAAGCCATCAGCCGCAGCTGTAAACCAAGCCACTTATGACGCTAAGATACAGCAGAGAGTAAACGCACAAGAAGATTTTATCAACACACTTTCTCCAGAAAGAAAAGCTTTAGCTGAGGCATTAACTGCTGTAAGGGAGGCTCAGAGAGTAGGGGTTTCAATCGAAGAGGTTAATAGTCTAAAACAAAAATTCAACGACCTATACAACATAGACGCAAAGAAGTTATACAACTTTGACGGTACATACATCGAGGAGGGTAACGCACCAGATGAGGTGGTGGCTTTAAATAATCAAATAGAGGATGGTGCTATAGAGAAATATGAATCGTACACTCCTGAGGAGCTGGAAAACTTACAGGTAGACCTATTATACAAGACAATCTTTTCAGCTAAAAAAATAAATACCCATAAAAAAAGAATATATAATGACTTAGGGTTAATGACTGCAATAACCACCCTTATGGGTAGTGATTATGAGAGTTTAACTAAGGGTAAGAAGTTTGCTGAAAGCCCTGATGAATACTTACCTGAGTCTATAAAAAAAGCGGCTGAGACAGGGAGAATAACAGAGACACTTCCTCTTCTTCCTGGAAACTCACCATTGGTCCAGGAATACAATAACAATGTTTTGCAGTTACAACAGGTTCAGGGAGCATTAGCATTAAACTACAACCCATCTACGTTAGAGGAGGAGGGATATTTTAGCCCATTAAAGGCATTGGCTGTATCTGCTTACGAGACAGCTACGGGTCAAAATATAAGGGTAGCTGATGACATGGTCAAGGCTTATGTTTCAGGCAGAGAAGACGCTGGTTTAAAGGTTACGGATAAGGATAAACAACGAGCTGAGGACAGTATACTGGATGAGGGTATGTCTGCTGTAGGAGCTATAATACCACTTATTGCCGAGATAGCAATAACCAAGAAAGCTCTTAACCTAACGGGTGCATTAAAGAACATGCAGGTACTAACTCGTGGTGCACAGATTAAGTCAAAGAGTCCTTACACTAGAGTTGCTATTGGTTTAGTTAGTGCAGCAGCACAAGAGGCTTTAGTGTTTAAATCTACTGGGGTATTATCTGAACAGTTAGTATCTGGAAGTGGTGAAGGTCTGACGGGGGCTATGGGAGGGGCTTTTGGTTTCGCTGGTCAAGGTGGGGGTCTGATTCTTAAAGGATTACTAGGAAGTAGGAGTACTTTACTTCAATCCTTATTATCTCCTATACAAAAAAGTCTGACACTCAGAAGTGTGTTTAACGGAACGGCTAACGCTACGGTAGGAACAGGGGCTTTATACACTGCTGAGTTTTTTGATACAATGGTTAACACTGACAAGGGATTTCTTGAATCAGTAAACGAGGTGTTAGATGTGGGTGGTACTTGGGAGATGAAGGACGGAAAACCTACGTATACTGGGGGTAGTCCAATAAAGAAATTACTCGTATCATTCTCCACCATGGGAGCCTTAGGATTAGGTAACGCAAAGGGTTGGAAGAATATGTATGATGCCATGAGGAGTGACATCAAGAACTACAAAGCTATGGAGCCCTCTGAGTATTCTAAAGCTGTAGAGACCCTAGGACTAGACTCTCAGAAAGAATATACGGGAGAAGAAATAAAAACAGCATATAAAAATAAATCTAAAGAATCTCATCCAGACAGAGGGGGTAGTAACGAAGCATTTATAGAAGTAAAAAATGCGTATGAGAAGTTAACTGATAACGATGGAATGCTTTTAGCTCAGGAGCAAATAAAAAAAGAAGAGGGATATAAGAAGAAGAAGAGAGAGTTGTTCTTTATGGCTAATAGAATGAAGAACAATATTGAGTTCACTGGTAAGGAGTACGAGCTAGACTACAAAGACGCTGAGGTTATTAAGGACTTAAGCATTGGGGAGTTAGAGGCGTTAACGGAAGATTTAAAGAAACAAGGAATAAGTGGACAGGATGCCTTCACTCTACAGGGTAAGGTTCAGACAGCTAGAAACCACTTAAAGACCATCAACGATGTAGGTATAACAGAGCCAGGAGCTAGAAAAAGAGTGTACGACTTACTCAACAAGTTCACTGAGGCTGATAGAAAACTAGAGGAATTAAAGAATAAGTCTAAAACTAGCAAGGCTAACGAGGCATTGTTCTCAGAAAAGATTAAACAGCAGGAGGCTGAGGTAAAAGGTATTACCGATAATTTACAGAAAGAAATAACTAAAACAGAAAAGGATGCCGTTCAAGAACAAACAACAGAGGAAGGCGTGCTACGCCTTGAAGGGAAGGAACCCACAGAGCAAGTGGGACTGCAAGAAGTGGGACAGCCACAGCAAGAAGTCACTACTGAGGTCAAGGAAGAAGTAGTAGAAGAAACCCCCACTACTGAGGTTACTGAAGAGGTGGATATAAAAACCGAAACAGTAGACACCCAGGGTAGACCAGCTAAAGCAGGGGCTAGATTATTTAACGACCCTAATCCAGAAACAGCAGAAATATCTGCTAAATATAAACAAGATAAAGGTATAGAGACATCAGCTGGAGAAAATATTACAGAGCTAGATATAGATAATGCTATGGAAATAGCGGATATTTATGAAGCTATGGAGGATAACCCTAGTGACCCTGAAGTTCAGGAGGCTTACAATGCGTTAGCTAAAGAAACTGTAGACCAGTACAGTGCTATGACTGAGGCTGGTTACGAGATTGAAATATATGAGGGTAAGGGTGAGCCATACGCTAACTCACAGGAGATGATAGATGACTTGAAAAACAACAAGCACATGTATATTTTCTCTACAGAGGGAGGTTTTGGTGAGGCAGGTATAACAGAGCAGCAACGTAAAGAAAATGCGATGTTACAAGACTCTGGTTTTAAAGACAAGAATGGAAAACCTTTATTAATAAATGATTTATTTAGAGGTGTTCATGATTTCTTTGGACACTCCGAAAGAGGAAATAGTTTCGGTGCTAAAGGAGAGGAGAACGCTTGGGATGTTCATGCTAGAATGTTTACTGATAAAGCAAGAAGAGCTATGACAGCTGAAACAAGAGGTCAAAATTCTTGGGTAAACTTTGGTCCTCAGATGAGAAATGAAAAAGGGGAGATTATTAAGAAAGGTGAGCCTGGATATTTAGGTCCAAAAGAAAGAGCTTTTGCTCCTCAAAAAATGGTACTACTTCCTGAATCCTATTCTGAAATA